AATTTTGCAGGAAGATGAAAGACCCCAGCTATGCGGATTATGTGCGCGAAACTCTCAAAGAGCTAGTGCACTTATGGAGCATGGAGGCTGAGGCCGCTCATCACGAAGCCATGGATTCCATTGGAGCTAAGATTGAGCGGTGGTTTCAAAGAGTGTGTGCCCAACACCCTATTGTCGGGGATGTTGTCGAGATTGTGGCAACAGTTGGCATGTGCTTCCTTATCGGTATGGCCATCGGGATTTTATGCAACATTATCCTTGGGCTAGTCGGAGCTGTGAGCACCCTTATTGGGTATGTTGCACGAGCTTTTGGCATCGGTAGGAAGCGTGACAACGTTGACCTGCAGTCCAATGAAAGACCTCCACCGCCAGTGAGGGTTGATTCAAAGCACATGGATCTTGCGTCATTTAATGACGTTAAGGTCACTGCTCAGGTTGGAGTTCCTCCGAATGAGGACGTTTACGACAACATCTACAACAATGGGCTGAAGTGCTACACGGACGATTGGATTGTTGGACAATTCCTTGGTCTTGGGGAAGATGTTTATCTTTTCCCAAAACATTTCATCGCAGCCATTGAGGCACTCAATCCTGAGACTGTCCTATACTTCCAGTCTGCGAAGAGTGGCATGAAATCATCCATGTCCAGAGAGGATTTCCTTCGCCTTAAGCGTGAGGTCCTCCCTAGACATGATATCGCCGCTGTTTCTTTTGGCGCAAGCTTTATGAAAGCCAACAGAAACATTATCAAGTATTTCCTCACACAACACGAGCAGAAGAGTGTGTTGCGTGGTGGAAACACTGGCGTGCGACTGGATGTTGCCAATCTTAAGAAGAATGGAGGTTTGAGCCAGAAGACTCATTATTCACCCACATGTTACTACCATGGCGGTGCGACCGACTATGAGAATGGATATTCCCTTGCGGGTTTGGTGCGGTACACTGCGCCAACAATGCCTGGGGATTGTGGTGCTCCCCTGTCCTTGGCAGACAACAGACACTTTGGTTCTCGTTGTATCATGGGCATTCATTCAGCTGGGAAGGACCACTTGCATGGACGGCAGGGGTTCGCTACAGCGGTGACACAAGAAGTTGCCCGAGAGTTGCACAACCGTTTGAGCAGCTATAAGGATCCCTATGCAGCCTGTGTCGTGCCTGGTGAAGTGGATGTACCAGAGGGTGTAGCTCGCGTTGAGTTGCAGACCCAGACGGAAAAGCTAGGTCTCACAG